GTCATATCATTTACATAATCGTAACTTGGACATCTGAGTTCTCCTAAAGCAAAAGAAATTACTTCACCGCCCCAATCTAACTTTTTTTCGGGGCTTTTATCTTTTTTGCAGTACCCTCTTCTTTTGGCACATCTTTAATCACACTGTTTGTAAATGCTTCTAAAAACTTTTGAACAGATTTAGCTTGAATACCACCATCAGCATCAATAAAATCTATAAAATCATACAACGTGTATTTACACTCTTCGTCTTTACGTTCAAAACCATACTTAGCAGCTCCAAACATAATAATAGGTATCATTTTAAAAGGATTTTTATTAACTTTTTCCATCACTCCTTCGATGTCTGTATCTAAATCATCTAAAAGTTCACCTAAAAAACCCATCCCAAAATGAAAATTAAATTTGGTTTTATGTACTGTTATTATTGCATTATTAATCATTTCTTTTGCTTTAAATTATTATTATGCGTTAGGGTCAATCTCAACAATTAAACCTGTACCCGTTAATGATGCACTAAACGTAGCTAGGTCATCTCCTGCTGCTGCATCCATACTTAAATCATTAAGTATTGCAGTTCCAAAGTAAAAATCAGTATCAGTTAAACCTGTTGCTAATTTCCAAGTTACTTCTGTTCCAAAAACACTATGCAAGTAATCGTGTGATGCACTTGTCACCTCTGCACCCGCTGAAGTAGTATCTATGTACTCACCCTCTGCACTTAGTTCGTAAGAATAAGAACCTGCTATTTTTGTTATTACTCCTGGATCACATTTAGTTTGTGATTCAATAATGTTTTGCGTTTCGCTTAAACTGTTTTGAGTTAAACAAGCGATTGGTCGATAAATTGAACTATCCCATACATACAGTATTAATAATTCTCCTTTAATTTTTGCCATTGTTATTATTTATTTAATTATTATTACTCAATGAGAAATTCGATCCTCATAAACTTTCTTATTATTATTTCGTTATTTGTTTCACTTACTAAGTCATTTGGAAAAGATTGTATTTGTGTTACTATATCTAAACCACTTGCAACATCTAATGTAAGCGTATCTGTAAGGGTTTTAATAGAATCTAGTATATTATCAGCTAATAATCTTGAACCCGTGTTACCGCTTAACTTATAACGTGTAAAAACCTCTATTAATATGCTACTTTGCCAGTCATAACCACATTTAGTACGTTTATCGACTTCATTGCTTTGAGTAGTCATTAATGTATAATTAACTACATTACCACCTGTTAACCTACTATCATAACACGGTATTGTTTTGGTGTCAACTACAACATCATTTATAGCTGTGAAAACCGCCTTTCTAACCCATTTATCTGGTAATGTCTTAACCATTGTTAAAGTCTTTATTTAAGTCTTTTATTACTAACTTTAATTGCTTACTATATGTTTTTTTACCCTCTAAATATGCAGGGTACATAAACGGTTGAGGTTCTAAATTAACTTTTCTTATGCCTTTACCTATAAATTCCATTGCCATTTTCTCCCAACCCCTTGGTACATCAACTAAACCACCCGTTCCAAACTCTTGATAGGGTGCATAAGGTATTTTAGTGCCTACATCATAATGTAAATTATTCACTTTTGCCCAATTAATAGAACTTCTTAAAAAACTATCATCAACGGGTGCTTTAAGTTTTGCAACCTCAGCCATCTTAGTAGCTTCATCAAAAATCACCTCTTCAAAACCTTCAACAGCCTTTTCACCGTACTTTTTTAAAGCAGCCTCAACATTCTTTATACCTGTAACTTTTAGCCTAATCATTAATCGTTATTAGTTTCTTTTGTGCAAACTATTTTAATTATACTATCCTCAAAATCTATGTTAGCAGGGAAACTATCAATTATATACTTTTCACCCCTATACTTTATAAACATAGTAGTCATATTATACACTAAATCTAATCTTTTACGTAGTGTTATAACTATACTGTTACTTGCGTCTAATATTCCAATATCCGTTCTTAAATCGCCTCTATTTGGTTTAACAGTTTCAATCTTAGCCCAACTAGAAGAGGTTAACGCTTCACTAACTGTATTACCACCGAACGTGTCTGGAACGGCTGTTATAGTGTAAATATCTATACGTTTGTTAAACCCTCTTGCTCTCATACTATAAACCTTTTATAACTATCTAATACAGCTTTGTCAAAATCAGTTAAATCTGCAACTGTTTTTCCAGTTTCCTTTGCATAATACCAAATATCAATTATAATATAGGCTATCTCAACTAATTCATCAGGTACATCAGCAGCAGTTGCATAACCAACGTTTAACTCTATTAAAGCATTGTCTGAGCCTAATGTATAGTTTTTATGTAAGGTTTTATCTACTACTACCAAATCATCTGTAACCTCACTATTAACTGGATGGTCATATACACTTACAAAACCATTAATTAACCTATATTCTTTATCTTGTGCAAATAGCACGTGATTTGTATGGCGTTCAACATACGACAAAGCAGCGTTAATCATTCGAGTGATTTGTGCGTCATCTTCTGTTAGTGTATCATCTATTCTTAGATAGATTTTAGCGTCTGCTAGTGGTATGATGTCTATAAATGCCATTTGTTATGTTTTAAACCGCCTAAATTAATAGACGGTATATTGTTTTACTTATCTTCTTTATAACCCTCCATTAAATGATCTAAATCTTTTCTTTTACCTTTGTATTCACTTCCTACTTTATAAGTTTTCTGTGTTTTAATACAATAGAATGAAATCTTTACTTTTGCCATAATATATTTATTTAATTGTTATTTCTTTTAAGAAGCCCCTCCTTTGCACATTGCTAAGTAGGTGTGAGGGGCATTGTTATTGTTATCTATTATACAGCTGTAAAATCACCGTATAAAATAGCTAATTTATCCTCAACAGCAAGAGCAACTTGTGCCTCTATTCTTGCAGTAACTTGATTCTTAACAAAGTTAGTTCCTTCTTCCTCAGAGAAATCTAAAGATAAACCTTCAGTTGTTACCTTATTAATTCTACTCCAATCAGCAACAAAATACTTATTAGCAGTCATCCAAGTAGCTTTAACTAAAGGAATACCATTAATACGTAAAACACCACCTTCTAAAGAAACAATCCCTGGTAAACCGTAACCTGCACCAGTTGATTTTTCAGTAATCAAAATATCCCAATAATCAGCAGGAGTTACAACGATAGCATTTACATCTCTGTCTAAACCGTCTAATCTCGCAACGTCATTAATAAGCATTTCAATCTTATTTTTACCCGTTATAATTTGAGTAGATGCAGTTGCTTGTGCTATTAATACCGTATTAAAGGCGGCATTTTCAGCTTTTGCATAATCACGTCTTAATACTCTAGGTATGAAACTTTCCAAGTAAGGAAGGTTATTTTTCATCTTTTTACTGTAACGTGCAAAACCAGCTAAGAAGTTAGTTGCAACATCTACATTTAAGAAATCATAATCAATCTGAGATTTACTAGAACCCTCTGTTTGATCGCTTATTGAACCTTCACCAGTTACTTCACGAGTGAATGTATAAGTACCACCGTTAATCATTACATTACCAACTAAATCAGATACATTAACTTTCTGATTAGGGAACATAACAACATCAAAATTATAATCTCTTGGTTCGTCACCTGTAAGATTACCAGTACCCATATCACCAACAGCTTTCACTTGTACTGCCGCACCTTTACGAACTTTAGATATAGTTTCGTAATTCTCAGTAATAACAGCTTTTAAAGCGTCACCTCCAGATGCTTCGTTTTTACTTTTCTCTTGAAGTTTAACGTCTAATTTGTCAGCGTGTGCTTGTATAGCGTCTAACTTAACTTGCATTGCCTCATTTGATTCTTTTACAGCGTCTTTAATAGCTGTTTCATTTTCTAGCTTAAACTCTTTAATTAAGTTCTCAGCTTGTTCTTTAGACTTACCTTCTAATTTAGTGGTTAAAGCCTCTAATTGTTCTTTTAATTCCATTTTATAATGTTTTTAGGAAATTATTAAAAATTTGTTGTTCATCTAGCGGCTTATCTTTATGAGTGTTATCTAATAACGGCTCTTTTGTAGAAAGTGCTTTTAATATTACTTCTATTTGCTTTAATCTCTCATCTGAATAATCTAAATCATATCCCTTTATAAGTATGTCAATTATTCCGTAATACTTCTTAATCCCTTTTATATCTTGTACAGTTGCCAACTCATTAGCCGCCCAACTAGATAAAAAAGAATATTCCATTAATTTATACTCAGTTATTATCGCTTTGTTCTTTTGATCTCTTTGTAATACTTGATAACCAATAGATAACTCAGCATTTAATTTATTCTCGTGCATTAACTTTACATCAGTAAACATATCCCTTCCTAAAGGCTTATTCATATTGAACTGTGTAGTAGTTAATAAACCATAACTATCTTTAGTGTCTATTTTTAAAGGCACTCCAATCATTTTAGTAGGGTTGTGGTCCTTCAGTACTCTAATCCGTTTAAAGTTCTCTGTAACCGTCTTATTAAAACTACCAGGTGCTGATATATCATTATCACTATCTTTGTTGTTATAAGCATTCGCATACGCTATAACAACTCCCTTTGCCTCGTCAAGTTCTTTTAAATCGTAACTTATTTGCTTAAAATCCATTATATTTATTATTTATTAATTATATTTTACTAAACTCTATCGTGTATTTTATTTCATCACTAGGATGCACACTTGTCACATCAAATATATCAGCACTGACACCTGTAAATATAGCTTCATACCGTATAGATTCCCCTTCTTTAGATATATCAAAATGCTCTGAATAACCATAATACATTATATCTCCAAATCCAATTATTTCTGTATTTATTGGGTAAAAGCTACCAAAAAGCAATTTAAAAAAACCTAAATCTAAATTATCAATTAACTCTTTAGAAATCCTTATACATCCCCTTCTTTTTGTAATATCACTTTTGCTTTCCATAATATTATTTATTTAATTCTTATTAATCTACCGTTTACATCTCTTTTAGGTATTACCGCTATTGTACATCTGCAATTTATAACATTACCAGCACTAGCACTTGGATCACCTGGGTACATCATTCTTTCGCCACCTACGTTAAAAGGTTCTTTTTCGTTTACCCTTAAACCGTTTGCGGCAGCGTGTGGATCTCTTGTTCTTCCATCTAATGCGCTAATCCATCGTTTCTGCATTACAAAACCACTAACTGCACCACTTTGTACTGCTCCATAATTGGCTGCTGCTGTTGTTTCTGTTCTTGCAATCCTTTCAGCCTGCCACTTATAAAAACGTGGGGACTTCATTACTTTAAACACCTCGTCTGTTGTTTCTTTTAGTGTTTTACCCGCTTTTAATCTACTATCAAACAATTGGAACACATCAGCTAAATATGTCTTATGCACTTGCTGAATACGTGTTATTCCAAACGTTCTCAAAAACATTGGAAGGTTACGTTCAAACAATAACATAAATTTTGGTATTGTAAACTCTTTTGTTAACTCTATGTTAATGAACTTTCCTACTCTTATACCGTGTCTTACTCCTATATTAAAGTAAATCATTTGATATGTGTTAAACATATCCTCGGCACTAATCAAAGCTGTTAATTGTTGCTTAATTGTATCTTCACTTACAAACTCAGTGTTAATAACGGTTGTATTCCATTTATTAAACACTTTTCGTAACTCCTTAAAAGCTCTTTTCTCATAGCCTTTATGGTAGCCCATCCATTTTTGTCTATATTTCGTTATACTTGCCAATTATTTAGGTGGCTCTATATTAAATTCACTTTCTATTGCCTCCTCTAATGTTAACACATCATTTGCAACCGTGTAAACCTCCATATTAGGATCATCTACTGGTGCAAACGTTACTATATCTCTTACCTCGTTTCTATGCAGCACACCTCTATCTAATAACAGTACAGCCCAATCTACCATCGTTTTTGTGTCTTGTTGCATCTCAGGAAGCTCACTTATATCATAGATTATTTCTGTATTCTCGTAACCTTTGAATAATGGAAGGAAATATTTATTAAAAGCGTCCTGTAACAACAATAGATCAGGCTGTATGTTATCTGTAACCACCCTTTTACGTGCAGAATCCACGTTATCGAATTTAGCACCACTATCATTATTTAGTAATAGGTCATCCCAACCTAATACATTACATATTTGTTTTTGATCGTAGTTTAAATACTCAAACGGTTGTAATTCAGCAGTCGTTAATGATATACGTGTAAATGCTACTTCAGCACTCATACCCGTAATCTTAGCTAAATCTTCAGTACTCGTATTCATTTCACTTAAACGTTCTTTAATCTCTTTAGCTTGTAGCTCACTTAAAGGGATCTTAGTACCGTGTATAAAGCCAAATGCTCCACCAGACTGCAATGTTTTAATATTTAGGTCTAATCCTTTGTTTGAACTTTGCATATTACGCAACCCCGCTTGTAATGGGCTTTGACCGTATAAATGCCTCCCATCTTCATCATAATTAGGATTACTAAATTTAACGTGTATTACGTTTTCAGCCTTAAAATCTACGTATTGATTACCTTGTATCAATATATAATGACTGATAGGGCTTTCAACACCCAACATACTTACATTAGCTTTTAATACTATCTCGGTTAAATGACTAGGTAGTAAATAAATTGCAATAGGATCAGCACCCTCTCTTAATTCAGGTTTAAGAATATACATATACACATTACCAGTTAACCGTAAGAAAGTCTTATACAGATCGTGAAACTCAGTCCAAGTCTGTAATGGATTAGGCACTATTAAAGGCATATCTAGTATATCATCACTAAATGCTTTACTCTCTAATATTACTTTCTTTATTTGTTGCTGTGGTGTTAAATTATTGTTAGTAGCCTTTAAAAGCATATTTAACTTACTCTTTGCCTTCTTATCTTCTACCTTCTTAATAAAATAAGGAATAGATGAGGTCTTTGTTGCTTGTTGTTTAATAACACTAAATACAATAGGATTAACATTATAGCCATTATCTAAATAGCTTTGCCCATTAGTATCGTAATTGGTAAAACCACCACCCAACATACTAAAAAACGCTTCGTTATACTTATTATAAGTGAACTTTATAGGCTCTCTTCCAAAAGCTGCTGAAATAATTCTATTAAATCTACTGTTGTGTGCCATTTGTATATTATATTAAAAGAAAAACATTGTATTGTTTATCCCTATGTTTTCCATTTCGTGATATCTAATTGCGTCTATTGCGTGATTCCACATATCAATAGGTTTGTTTAATTTTTTACCGTTTTTATCAGTATCCCAACAGTAATAACGTAACTCATTAATTATATTAGTGCTTTGTTTGGTTACTAAGTAATCTTGCGCCTGCATTGTAGATATTCCAAACATTATTGAATCCTTGCCTTTTGTTACACCTTTTATCACTTTGCCTGTACGTCTTATCTCCTCTATTGATTTTGGTTCGGCTGAGTCCGCATAAATTACTACTCCATTTGGAAGTAGCCTTGCTATATCTTGATTCACTAATCCTGTTCTGTAACAAATCTCGTTTAATATTCTTTTACCGTTATAACTATAAATCTCTACTATTGCCGTTGGGTCATTTGTATATCCAAAATCCATCCCTATTCCGACTAATTTAGCTTCACTTGGTATTGTATCAATTAACCTCCAATTGTTAAATATAACACCCTCTAATGATCCTAATTCACCTAATCCATATACTTGCCACCAATTAGCCCAATATTTAGATGTATTTGCCTTTGCTTTACCCTTCTCAATCTCTTTTACTATTGATTCACTAAGAGCTTCATTATCTAAGTATGTGAGCTTTAAATGATCTACATCTTCATCATTATCTAATTCTGTATGAACCCAAAACTCGTGAGTAGGGTTAAAGTCTAACCATACCTCATTAGATGTTCTAATAGCCAATTGCTGATAGCTTTCAAAGTTTACGTTATTACACTCATTAATATATAAAATATGCCTTCTTGGACCTCTTAGCTTATCTGGCTGATCTGCTCCAAAGAACTCAATAAATGAGCCATTAGCAAAGGTGTATTTTAATAGCGTTCTACTGTAATGGTTGTCTATCCACCTATTTGTGGTTTGCATTATTTTAATAAAATCTTTTAATGCACCACGTCTTAGGTTTGGTATTGATTCACTTACTACTGATATTTCAAGGAACTTTTCTTTTATTGCTTTATCAATTAATATAGGGAGTATAGAGTAGGTTTTACCCGCACTTGTACCCCCTGGTACTACCTTAATTCTTTTCTTTAACTTCAGCAACTTCTTTAAGGCAGTCGTTACTATGAAGTCATTATTAGCCATCTGTATTAAATAACGGTTGTTCTGTTATTACCACGTGCTCCTGCTTATCTACTAAACCATTTAAACGTTGTGTAATGCTTGTGTTGTATATTCCAACCATACCACCATCTATCTGATCCTGCTTTATTTCTGCTCTTATACGCGAACAGATACTTGAATATTTACCATAAGCATTATTAGAGTCAGCAAAGTAATTAACCAATGTGGAGATAATACCTTTACTAAATACAAAATTCTCGAAACCTACCATTGTATAAGGTATTTCTCGAGTTATAGATATCTCTTTTCCCTCCTTAGCGTTGTAAAAGTTCTCCTTTTTAGGGTTTTCTTTCGCATAGGTTTTATACTCTACAAATAAATCATAGAGTATTTCTGGTGTTTCGATATTTTTTTTAGTTGGCAATTATATAATTATATTTTTATATCTTCTAGTGTCCTTTCATACATTCCAATAGCATCTTCTACTAGATCATCCATCTGACCAACGTAGTGACCATACAACTTAAATGTGTATTGAAAGCAGGGGTTAATTGAATCCTCTTGTGTTAATATAACTGTAAACTCATAGATGTCATCAACTATCTCAATTAAATAGCCTTTCTCCATATATGTATCGTTACTTATTCTAAACATCTTTCTTTTTTAAAACTGCTCCCTATCTTCGGTTATCAAAGTGACCTAAGAGAGCAGTAAACTAAAACTATGAAAAAACATACTCAATTATGAAATGGCAATATACAAAAATAAAACGACATACGCAACATAAATCGTATTTATTTTCATTAATATTATATTACCCTTAAATAATACTATCTTAACAACTTTAAAATAAGTCATTGTATATCTAAAAAAGAGTTGTATATTTGTTGAAACAAAACGATAATTATGGAGATACCAAAAGAAAAACTACCTGAAGGAACTATACTATTAGATAGACACGGTCAAGAGTTTGTAATAGAATACCCAACGAGAGGCAGTATATTTACGGGATTATTACCTGTTTATTACACTGATAGATTAACAGTAATTTACCACAACGATTTAATAAACTACGAATATTATGAAGAAAACTAAACCACTATTTTGGAATTTAGGATTAAACCCTATTACAATGTTAAGAGATGAACCCTTACTTAATTATTCTAGCTACGGACACAATAAAAGCGGTGTAAGTTACGATAAACAAATTACAGAATATAGAAAAGAACGTTATAATAAATACAAAAACTAAATACAATGAAAACTATTAAATATTTAAAATTAGTAAGATTAGGGAGAATAACCTACGTTATTAAAATAACAGAAGACAATATTTTGGATGTGGATTATAATAAAATTAGTGTAAGCGAATCAGATGGTTTAGATGCTGAGTATAAGTTCTACACAAAAACACTAGATTGTGTTGAAGCAACGAGAGAAGAATTTGACACCTTCTTTATTAAAACAGTTGGATTAATTAATGAATTTTCAAAACTATAATTATGGATTTAAAGAAATTAAAAGAGCCTTTAACAATTGAGGATATTGATTTTAGAGTGCAAAGTATTAATAAAGGTGGTTATGCTACTATACTGGCTTATAAAGACGCTAGGGTTGATATGAATAGACTTGATGATGTTTGCGGTTCTGATTGTTGGCAACGTAACCATAAAGAAATTAAGAATGTTATTTATTGCGGAATAGGAATAAATGTAACTGATGGAACTGGAATAGATATTGATCCTTTGTGGGTTTGGAAATGGGATGCTGGAACTGAATCAATGGCTGAGAAACAAAAAGGTGAGGCAAGTGACAGTTTTAAACGTGCTGGTTTTAATTGGGGTATAGGTAGAGAATTATATGACTACCCTGTTATATCGGTTAAACTACTGGCTAATGAATGGGAGTTAAAAACTATTAGCGGTAAAAAATATCCAAAAGCTACTTGGGATTTAAAACTTAAAGAGTGGAAATGGATAAGCGAATTTAAAGATGGTAAAATAACAGGTTTAGCGGCACAAGATAATAATGGTGCAACTCGTTTTAATTGGGGTAAATTTACTAAATAATGGGAGCGACTAAAAAGATGTACGTAACAATGTTACAGGAACATTACCACGAGATACCAACGGAACTTAAACTACAATTCATCAAAGCTGAAGTATTATTTGATGATTATGAGTTATACAAAGATGATCCAGTTTTCAAACAGCTTAGAAAAGCTAAAAAGAAAGCTGATAAAGAATTAAAAGACTGGAAATTTAACCAAAGACATAACCGATAAAAACAATTAATTATGAGTAAAAACAGTAGTAGTTCAGGGATAGGATTTACAGGATTATTAACAATAGTATTTATAATACTAAAACTAACAAATACAATAGATTGGTCTTGGTGGTGGGTTTTATCACCAATATGGATAGTTATAATTATATGGGTTTTAATACTTGGAATTATAATTTTAGCTAGTAAATAATGAAAATCATTTTAGTTAAACAATTCGATAATTCATTTAAAGTAGCTTATGATAGCGACTACGAGAAATTGAAACGCATCAAGCCTAATGAGTTTGTCGAGTGTGAGATTAAAAAGAAACGAAACATAATGTTTCATAGAAAATTCTTTGCCTTAATTAATATGGTTTATAGTAATCAGGAACGTTATACAAACACAACCGATTTAAGAAACGATATTACAATAGAGGCTGGATATTATACAGAACGCTTAAATATGCAGAATGAGCCGATTAAACAGGCTAAAAGCATATCATTCGGCTCAATGGATAACTACGAATTTTCAGAATATTACAATAAATGTTTGGATGTTATCGTAAAATACTTTAAATTTGACAAACAATTAATAGAAGATAATATAGAACAATATTTTTAATAAATAAATTATGGGAAACGAAACAACAACAACAACGCAAAATTTAGAATATCTAAATATGATTTATATGAATAACTTAAACAATAAATTAGATTAAATTATGGAAGTAACAGGAAAAATTAAATTGATTAGAGAAACTAAAACATTTGGAGCAAGTGGTTTTAGAAAACGTGAATGTGTAGTGACGACAACAGACCAATATCCACAAATGTTATTAGTTGAATTTGTACAGGATAAAGTAGATTTACTAGATTCTTACAAAGTGGGTGCTGACGTTAAAATTAGTATTAATCTTAGAGGTCAGGAATGGATTAATCCTGAAGGAGTTGCTGTGTATTTTAATTCTATTCAAGGTTGGCGCATTGAGAAAGCTGAAGGTGTGTCTGAAAACACGACTACCCAAAACACAGAACCAACTACGAATGTAGTAGATGATGATCTTCCTTTCTGATGAAAGCAAAAAAAGGAGTTGATGGAAAATTAGATAAAGCCTGGAGTTCATTAGTAAAACTTCGGGCTGGGATGAAGTGTGAGATTGAAAACTGTAAACACAAACCCACACTAAACAGTCATCATATTTTTAGCCGTAAAAACTCAGCTACTAGATGGGATGTTAATAATGGTATTTGCTTATGTGTTGGGCATCATACAATGAGTAGTAAATTTTCAGCACACGGTAATAGCATAGCCTTTACGTATTGGCTTGAAGAATACAAAGGGAGTGATTTTATAGGTGGTTTATCTGATAAGGCTCACAGCGTTAAAAAGTGGTTTAAATTTGAAAAGGAAGAGCTATTAGAAGAATTGATTAAAGAGATTAAGAGTTATGACACGTAAAAAGAAAATGAAGCCGTTTTATTTTAATGTACCAGGTCCAGAAAAACATAGGATTTGGATAGACGCTGAAACATTTGAAAAAGCAAGGCAAAGATTTAACAAGAATTATCCTAAATATAAAAAAGAAAAGCAATTATGAAAAGCGTAGGTGAAAAATTAAAGATAGCTTGTATTGAGGCTACTAAATCTTGGATTAAATTATCTGAGGCTTTAATGAGTATAAGGGAAAAACAAATATACGTTAACAAAAGCAAATACCATAAATAATGAAAGCAATTTTAATATTATTTTTAATTGTAAGTTGTCGACAAATAGACGATAACTATGAATGCTATTACAACGGTCAACAAAAGCAGATACTAGAATTAATAAACCAATACCGAACCAATAAATTAGTATGTGATTTTGATGCGGATACATTAGCTGAAGAGCGAGTAACAGAAATCTTAACAGACTTTTCACACGATAAGTTTAGACCCGTAGAGGGTAGGGATACAGCCGAGATACTATCTTTTGGTGTTACTACTCCAGAAGATGTTGTAAATGCTTTTTTAGACAGCGATAATCACAGAATAAAAATGTTAAACGAACACTACAACGGAATAGGAATAGGAATTATAAATAAACATGTAGTAATAATTTTAATTAAATAGTTATGGATGTAAAAGAAGAAGCTGAATATTTAGTAGAAACATTTAGAATAGGTATGAAAAACGGGTATTTTGCAAAAAATTGTGCTTTAATTTGTTTGGTAACTAAGTATAATTCATTAAGAGAGTTGTTATTTAATTTAAGATCTTGCAGAGTTATAGAAAGCGAAAAAGTTTATTTGCATAGATTAGATGAATTAATAAAACATGAGTACGAAGTTAAACAAGAAATAAATAAATTATGACACGAATTTACAAAGACGAAGACAAAATAGGAATATGGATAGTTAACGGAACGGCTGTAAACCTTAGAAAATGGAGAAACGGGCAGCGGTTTGATTTAAAGCAATGCCACATAAATAATTTCGATAAATACATTGATGAGTATAAATTGTATTTAAGTTAGGTTATTAAGAATTAATTTGTATATTAGCAAAGAATTTAAAAAACAATATTATGAAATTAGAATTAAGACACTTAGCGCCTTATTTGCCTTATGGGTTGAAAGCTATTGATACACAAACGAAAGAAATAAGAAGAGTGACGTTATTACATTTTACTTATGATTTAAAAACAGTAGGACATAATCATTTGATTTATGAAGGGTTGATACTTAGAAAACATAAACCAATACTAAGACCATTATCAGACCTTAGTAATGAAGATTTAGAAGGAGAACCTATTTATTTTCCATCAATAAAAATGGTAGAATTAATAGAAAGTAATAGAGATATTTTAGGTTGTGATTATAGCGAGGTTGATTATTTAATTAGAAACCATTTTGATGTATTCGGACTTATTGAAAAAGGTTTAGCAATAGATATAAATACTATCTAGCACTTATGTCGATACTTTTAGTACTTATCGCGACACTTTTAAATAACAAAAAATTAGGTTTATACGTTAATATTTCGTATATTGCGATAATTATTAGAACGTGCAGGTTTTAATAAAAAACGAAAACATTTAAACCGTTATTAGTAGAGGCTGCACCCTCGAAAGTAACGGTATTTTTTTTAATAATATTTAGTATGAGAGAATTAAAAGAGTATTTTACAGGAATCGGACAAGTGAAAGGGTACATTTTCAATCAAATTTGCAAGACTGAGTACGGTTATTTGTACGAAGTAAAGGAAAAGGACGCAATACACTACGAAGTGTTTAAGCGTGTTGAAAATACGATGTATGACTGTGTAAGTTATCCAACAGACAAAGCGTTTGGAATTTGGGCTTGGACTTGTGGAACATTAGAACGTGCTGAAGATAAACTAAACGAGATAGGATTAAATGAATTGTTAAAAGACGATTGATTATGAAGTTAACAAAACGAAAAGGATTCAATTTTTTTAGATCTTATTACGATGTTTATAACGAACTTAGTGATAAGGATAAGGTGGCTTTTATAGATGCTTTATTTGATAGGCAATTTTTAGGTGTTAAACCTATTAACTTAAAAGGTATGGCAAAGTTTGCTTACATATCACAGACTAATAGTATTGATTCTCAGGTTAAAGGCTATGAAGATAAGACTAAAACTAAGTTAAATGTTACCCCTACCGTAGGGGTGGGAAAAAAAGATTTAACCCCTAGCCTACAAGTACAAGAGAAAGTACAAGTACAAGTACAAGACGTAAAGAAACCTAAAAAGGTTTTCACCCCTCCAACTAAAGCTGAATTTATGATATTTGCTAAAAACAAATACACAACAGATGAAGCATATCAGAAAGTTAGAGCTAAACTACTTTTAAAATTTGATGCTTGGACTGAGGGGGAATGGATAAACGGAAGAACAAACAAGCCAATAGTAAGTTGGAAAAGAACATTATTAGAAACAATACCACATTTATGATATATTTTTATAAAGGAATAGTAGATAAAGAAATGGTTGAGGTTAAAATTATACAAACTATTAATAATAGATGTGAAATTATAAGACTTACTCAAAAAAGTAATGGAGCTGGTTTTTGGGTAAATAAATGTGATCTAAGAATTAGACACCTATTAAAAGTACTTACCAAAGAAGAGGTAATAAACGGAAGAAGTAACGCGTATAAATTTTTAAAATTATGATTATAGAATTTACAGATAAAGAGAAAAAACTTTTAACATTTCTAGTAGCTAAGGATATGACTACATTATTACGAAGAGCTAAGGATATAAAAAAGTATGAGGAATGGGAATCTGATTACCGAAAATTAATAGCTAAGATAAATAAACAATGAAACCATTTGAAATGATCCAAAGTTTAGACTCAATTATCTCAGATTTAAAATATACTCTTAAATATTCTAAGAATAAAGCTAAATCTGAAAAACAAATAAAACAGCTTGTAAGCGTTCGTAAAAATCTAAACGTAATGTTACACCACTCAATGCAAACGGATAGCTTAGAACTGCTTATATTCGCTTATATCGAGAAGTGTATGGTTGTAGAGATACAAGAAAATGTAATACATAAATACAGATACAAAGAAGATGTTGAAATTAAGCCTTATGATATGGAATTTTATTTAAAACAATTAGGTGATTTAATGTCTGGGGGCGCTTCGTTTGCTAAGTCAAAAGTAATGGCTCAAATTAGATTAAGTTATGATTGTTTAATGAATGAAGATTATAAAAAGAATAACGATACTGAGCGAGTTGAAAAGATGATTGAGAAGATACCTAGTGAGAAAAGCGTATCGGAAATGTTAACGGAATTTTGTAAAATAATAATAACTAATATAAAACTTAAAAAACATTAAAATTATGGAATTAACAAAGAAACAATTAGAATTAGTGGAAGCTACTAAAACAAGATTAAAAGAAGCTCAAAAGAATTGGGATAATGAAAATGCACACATTGAAGGTGATGATGCTTTGTGTGAATTATTAAAAGGATTAGGGTTTGAAGATGTTGTTTATGAGTTTGAATCTATTAATAAATGGTATGCTTAAAATTAAAGAAATATGTTAGATGAAGATAGGAAAATATTAATAAAAAGACACGCAAGTCTTAAAATAGATAGGCTTAAAAAAATAGATTACCCCCCAGTAGCTTTGTCGATTGGTGAGGCTACATTAGGGCAAAATACATATCCAATACCTTTTGGTACTTATGGAAACTTTTCAGCGCTGGTTGGTGGTTCTAAAGCGGGTAAATCTTATTATAAATCTTTACTAATAGCCGCTTATATTGGTGGTAATTCAAACGCTTATGCACCTAATTTTAAAACGCATAGAGATGGTGATTTAATGATATTAGATTTTGATACTGAGCAAGGGGAATGGCATAGTCAAATGGGTGCAAAAAGAGTGGACCAAATTGTAGGAAATCATTACGAAAATTACATACCTTTTATGTTAAGAGAATTAGACCCAATAGATAGAGTTGAGTTTATAGAGTATTGTATTTATAACAAGTATAAAGGTAAAACTGGAATTGTTTTTATTGATGGTATAGCTGATTTAATATCTGATGTTAATAGTTTAGCTGAGTCGAATGAGATTATACAAAAGTTAATGAAGTGGACTAGTGAGTTAAAGATACATATTGTTGTTGTAATACATTCTAATTATGGATCATCGAAGGCTAGCGGGCACTTGGGAAGCGCAATAATGAAGAAGGGTGAAACAATAACAGAATTACAAAGAGAAGGAGATATAACCAAAGTATCATTCCCTTTCTGTCGGGGTTTCAAAATAGAAGATTTCTCATTTACACTAAATGAAAACGGATTACCAGTAATAGATTATTTAGATTATTAACATTAAAAATATATTATGAAAGAAGAATTTAAAGATATTCCAGGTTACGAGGGTTTTTATCAAATCAGTAATTTAGGTAGATTAAAAAGTTTAAAAAGAGTAGTTAAACATAAGCAAACAAAAACTTTTACAGTTAGTGAAAGAATACGTACATTATATGTAAATGGTAGGGGTTACTATTCTATTTATTTATATAAAGATGGTGGTAAAAGAGCTTGGGATATACATAAACTTGTAGCTATAACATTTTTAAACCATATACCTAGCGGTATGAAAATAGTTGTAGATCACATAAATAATATTAAAACAGATAACAGGGTTGAAAATCTACAATTAACAACGCAAAGAAAAAACGCATCTAAAGATAAAAAAGGTGGCTCAAGTAAATACTTAGGTGTTTCTATTAGTCGAAGCTGTAAAAAATGGAGAGCGAGAATTTATATTGATGGTAAAGAAAATCACTTAGGATCATTTGATACAGAGTATGAAGCTCATTTAGAATATCAAAAAGCATTAAATAAAATAAATTAAAATAATAGTTATTTATTAAAATAAAAGGTGTACATTTGAATAAATTAAAATATTAACAATTAAATATAAAAAGATGAAAACAGTAATTATTGTAGTAGTGATAGTGATAGTGGTAGCCTTAGTAGTAGTAATAGGATACTTGATTAGTGAAATTATAAACTTTTTTAACGCTTAGATTATGAAAACGGTATTAATAATAATTGTAGTAATTGTAATAGCAATTGCATTATTAATTTGGAAAGTACGCTCCAACCATAAAAATTTTAGAGATACATTATAATTTTAAAAAAACAAAATAATTATTATGGATTTTACAATAGAAGATTTTAAAGAGGATTTGAAGAAATCTAGAGCGTTTAGAGAAATAGACAGCTTTAATGATTGGGGAGGTGGCTATTTACAGGAAACGGATTAATAATACAAAAATTTATAAAATGGAAGAATTAGTTAACAGTTATTTGAAAATAGGAATGACCATTGAGCCAGCTAAAAGATGTGTATTATTAGCGATAGATGAAATAGAAAAAGAAGGTTTACTATTAGTTAGATATGAACTTGAAGAAGATAGACTATCTAAAATGCACATTGAACATTGTAGAAATTTAAGAAACTATGTAAGACGACTTTAATTACTTGCAACTGACACAATAAAATTACTTGAGTATTATTAATCTAAAAATATATAAAAATGAAAACTGTATCAATTAAGAAAATGGCAAAAGAATTAAATGAAATGTGGGTTGATGTAAATGGTGTATTAAGTGTCACAAGCGATGTAGCTATTCATTGGCTTTGGAAGAAATACAATAAAGAAGTTTCATTTAGTGACTGTTTTAAAGCATACAAATTAGCTTTATGGGATATTTTTTAACGGTTATTTGGATTTGGTTGAGGTTTTTGAGGCAATGAATGGTAAATTACAAGTACAAGAAAAACAAAGGAATAGAATAATTTTGGTTGGTTTTAAGATTAATACACAAATATCACTACCAACTGTACACAATAACATTGGTTGCGAATAGGAATATTAACATATTAAATAAATAAAGATGGATAAAGAGATAATAAATATTTTAAAAAAACACGGTTGTTTGTATATGAAAAGTGATTATAAAGAATTGCTAACAGATATACAAGACCATTATAAACAACAACTTAAAAAGCAATCAAAGTTATTTGGAGTTGGCATTACGTTACCGACAGAAAAAGAAATGATTATCGAATCTAGAAAAGAGGCTGATAAATATTCTCACAATACAGATGTATTAAGTTGGAATGCTATTAATAAAGGTTTTGAAAAATGTTATCGTTGGATAAGAGACAAAGAAAAATAAAACGGTAATGAATACCAACTTTACCGTGCAACCGTTGTTTGAGCGTTGGCGAATTGTTTTTAAATAAGTTTCGTAAAGTTTTCGTAAGTTTATTTGTTTATACTTGTGTACATTGAAAAAGCGTTGTATATTTGAGTATAATTAAAAACAAAGATATTATGACAACTCAATTAAAAATACAAATCGAAAACTTAGAATCTTTAAAAGGTCAATTAAATTACACAAACGAATGTTTAAACCAATCAGATATTAAAGTTTGGGAAACTAAAGAATTTACAAACCTTAAAGAAGATTTAGTTAATGAAATAAATGAAACTGAAAATTTAATTGAAACAATAAAAAATTTATAGTATGAATATATTATTTAAAGGAAAAACACTCTTAACTCAGAAATGGATTGAGAGTGATTCTATTTTACAAGGAAATAAGACTGGAGGGTTTAGAATATTTTTAAAACATAGAGAAACATTCCCAAAATGGGTTGAGTGCGATATTAAAACAGTTAAACAAATAAAATTTTAATAAAATGGCTAAATGGAATCAATTACCTAAAAACACAAAATTAAGATTTATTGAAGATGATGAATTATATGTTATAAAAGAAGCTGATAAAAAAAATATGGTTAGAGTGGTTAACCTGAATGATAAAAAAGATTGGTTTGATTGTGTAGGAAATACTCATATTAATGATAATTGGGTTTTAACCGTTGTAGATGGATAAAATAACGGCTGCGCATAGTTGGTTGAGGTTTTTGAGACAATGAATGGTAAACAGCAAGTATAAGAATAACAAAGGAATAGAATAATTTTGGTTGGTTTTAAGATTAATACACAAATATCACTACCAACTAACACGAATAAAAGAGATTTAATTAAATACAAAAACAAGTATTATGACTAAAGAAGAAGTTAAAGAAATTATTTACGATGAATTAAAAGAAAAAGGATATAACCTTGATCTTATAGATGGAGAGTTGTTTAATGATATTACTGATGTAATAGTTGTTAAATCACTTTTATTTGGAGTTGCTGGAAGTTTGCCAAATAAAAAAGAAAGTGATATTGAGGTTTACAGACTAGTTGATGTAATATTTGGAGATGTTAAAGAATGTGAAAAAAAAATAAATTTTATTATAGGGTTTAGAACTTGTTATCGTTGGCTAATAAACGACTTTTACTAAGTGGCATATTACCTGCAACTACCTGTGAGTATGGCAAGATTTTTAAGAATTTAACACTAAAATAAATAAATATGAAAACAAGAAAAGATATTGAAAATAGAATAGATGAATTTATGAAGGGAATTAGAAAAGGACTTAGTTATGACGCTATGGTTGTTTTACTAGCTAACGATATTGAAGAATATGGTGAAAATTTTGTTATACGCTCTAGTTGTGAGCAGTTAAATGAAAAATACAAAACAGATTTCGATGAATTTGAAAATATGTCTTTTTATAGGATAGGAAAAGCATACATTAATAAAACAGAAATAGTTAAGGAAATGAACAAAAGTTACCGAAAACAAAAACCAGGCAATTAATAAAACATTTAATTACTTAACAACTAACACGAATAACCTTGTTTGCGAATTAAAAACAAAAAAGATGACAGATAAAGAATTAAATAAAATAGGCGAGTGGCTTAATACAAAAGGATATGACATTGATTTAAAAGACCAACTTTGGATGGAAGAAATGGATTGGTGGGAGTTTAAAACACGAGATATTATTGAACTTATAAATGATTACCACACTGAGCAATCAAAGTTATTTGGAGTTAGTAGCTTTTTAGGAGGAATGCGAGCAAAGTAGTAAAAAACACTACAAACCTTTGATTATTACTAAAGTATCGTAAAAAAGCAAGTCAAACCTAAATTGCATACTAACTGTACACGATAAAATAAGCCTTTTAGAAATTTAGAAAGGGAAATTAAATTGAAAATTTAAAACAGCGAAATGTATAGCGATGAAAAACTAAAAGAAATAGAAGAAAGTTTAAATGAAAATATTGAACAATTAGATATTAAACAAACTAAAAATATTAAAAAACACAATGAAACTTGCAGAAAAAACAGAAGGAAAAGAAAGTCTAAATAAATGGATTAATTACAAAGTTATGTTTGGATTTATGTATAAAAAACATATTTATAGACACTATAAAAAGGCAAAAGATATAATTGAATTAAAAAATGAAATACTATACTTATGAAAATATTAGTAGCTTGTGAAGAAAGCCAAACAGTAACAATAGAATTAAGGTTAAGAGGTCACGATGCTTTTAGCTGTGATATTATGGAATGCTCTGGAGGACACCCCGAATGGCATTTACAACAAGATGTTACAGAACTATTAAAAGAAAAATGGGATATGATAATTGCTTTTCCACCTTGTACGTTTTTAAGTAAAGCAGGTGCTTGTAGATTATACCCAACAGCAGGAAACATTGATCCAATTAGATACCAAAAAGGAGTGGAAGCAAAAGCGTTTTTTATGCAGTTTATAAACGCTGATTGTGATAAAATAGCGGTAGAAAACCCTGTTTCTTTAAAAGTTTTTGATATGCCACAATGGACACAAGAAATAGAGCCTTACCATTTCGGGCATCCATTTAGTAAAAAAACAAGATTATGGCTAAAAGGTTTACCAAAATTAGAACCTACAAATATTGTAGAGAAGAAGGGAACTTATTTACCAAGTAGCACAAGTAAAAACGCTTACACAGGATTAAATGATAAGAAAACAAGATGCCCTAAAGTAGCTTCTAAAACCTTTAAAGGTATTGCACAAGCTATGGCTACACAATGGTGCTAAAACAAAGCGCAAAGGCAAATTTTAAAAGGTTAATTTTATTGAGAGTTAACTGCCGATTTTGAGGGATTAGAAACAGTTACCGAGAGTAAAGAAACAGCTTTTACAAACACGTTAAACGTTGAGGTTGTTACACCAACAAAAATGACAGATTAACTAACAGTATAAAAAACGAAAAAAATGAAAGACACAAAATTTCAAGAAATAATAGATAAGACTTTAAGAGCAAAACAACGTTATTTTAGCCTTTTACAAAAAGTTGAAGATGAATATAAAAAAAGATTTGGGTTTGACCCAAGCGATATTGATGATGATTTTTTTATAGACACTTTTCACTGTAAGCAAGGATATATAATGACGGTAAAAGAAATGACAAAAGAAGCTGATAGAATTAGTAAATAGTTTTTTGCTTTTTATACGGAGTTGGTTGTGGGCTTTTGGAGGGAATGAATTTAGTTTTTATGAAAAACACTTACAACGTGTGAAAAACAGTTACTCTAAATACAGAAAGTAAACCAAACTCACTACCAACTAACACAATAAAAGAATAACGGAATATTAACAATAAATTTATAAATTATGTATCAAGTATATTTAAATGGCAGTTGGATAGCCGACTGCAACAGTTTTGAAGAAGCAGAAACAATCGCAAACGGAAATGCGATGAATGGGAGTGTAGACATTGAAAGGATTTAGTTATACTTTTATTGAGAGTTAGTTGTGGGCTTTTGGAGGAAATGAATGTTGATTGCAAGTTATCCGGTAATTAACGGTAAATTATAAAAACACAACTAGCTGTGTTCTAATAGATTAATTATTTAAGCGGTAACTACCGGTAAAAAGTTTTTGTAAATACATAAAGTAAACCAAACTCACTACCAACTTATAGTAAATAAAATAGTAAAGAGTAGAATAAATAAATTTTAATAATTAAAAACAAAGAAAATTATGTACGAAGAAAAAATGAAAGCGTGTGAACCAGTAAGAACAGAACAAGACCAATTTACTGAAGAAGTTTATGAAAGACTTATGAGTTTTAACCTTGAAATTCAAAACGAAATTTTAAGGAACTTGCACGGAAGAACAAAAGAAGATAGACATCTTAAATTAAGCGAACTTAAAAAAGAAGCCGAATACATTGATAGTTCACTTGCTAAATTAGGTTAGAAATAAGGCTTAGAATGCTTTATATTTTATTTACATAGTTGCCATTAGTACAGCATATTTATTCCACATAAACCAAAACAGAATACCATTGCTGTATTAATTGCCAACTTTATTTTGGTATGGTTAGAGCAATTTAAAAATTAATAAAAATTATAGATTATGTATAGAAATAAATTTAGAGAAGATTACATTAAAGAAACTGGTAATGACTTACTATTTATTAAGTCTTCACAACAGAGATATATAAATTGGTTAGAAGATAAACTAAATTTAGCTTTAACCATACCAGCTAGTTGTGAGCAGTTAAAGGAAAAAGAAATACCAACTTTTATGTTTTGGATGGACTGTTATAATATAAGAAAGATTGAACACAATAAATTTACACAAGAAAATAAGATTATGAGTTTTCAAGAAGTATCGCAAAAATACATTAATGAAATGATTAACCTTTAATTACTTACAACTTTACAGTTTAACCGAATTTAAAAATAAATAAAACAATAGATTATGAAAATATGTATAAGACAATATAGAATAGTAACAGACAATTTTGGTGGGTTTGAAGTACAAAAAAAACGATGGTATTTCCCATTTTGGTTACAAATAAGAAGCGAGGAAGGAATGTGTATTAATACAAATATAAGTGTTGAAAAAGCTGAAGAGTTAATTGAGATGGATAGAACAAATAGTAGACCACCAAAATATAAGGTTGTAAAAACTTTTAATTGCGGTTAAACGGAGTTGGTTGTGGGCTTTTTGAAACCTTTACTCTTTGATACTTTATAAGACTTTTAAGAAAATAGTATTGAGAGCATTAGCGCAAAAGTATAAAGACAACAAAACTCACTACCAACTGTTTTGCTGGTAAAAGAGGTTTAATTAAATACAAGATAAATTATGAAAAATAAAATAATACAAAAAATAGCACAATTACAATACGAAATTAGCAATTTAGGACTTGATGAAGAGGAATTAACAGGTGTTAGTATAAGAACAGAAGAGTTAAAAGACTTAGTTAAATCACTTTTACCAAATAGTTGTGAGCAGTTAAAGGACAAAGACAAACCGACTTTCGAGGGTTGGGTAAAAGATAAATTTACATACGTAACCTCTCAGTGTTGGCAAAAAGAAGGAAAACTTTACTCAACAGAAAGAGTTTATGAGATATACAAGGAAGCAATAAAGCCAAACCTTTAATTACTTATCAACTTTACACAATAAACCAATTGCGAGTAAAAAAAAAGAATTATTAATTAAATATAAATATTATGCAAATTTACAAAGACGGAAATGGTAAAGTAATAATTGATGGTATGGGAATTACCACTGTTAAATTACCGAAAGATTTAAACGGAAAACAAAGTGTACACGAACTTATTGAAAGTAGAATAAATTTAGATGAAGAGATATTGATTACTGGATTTCATTTTAAGGTAGAAAAGTAAGCATTTTGTTTATTGAGAGTTGGTTGTGGTTTTGCTGAGGTAATGAATTTAAACTATAAATTGTCACTTCTCTTAGATTACTGACAATATTACCGTAAACAGATAAAGTAAACAGCAATCACTACCAACTAGCCAAAATATGATTAGGCACGAGAATATAAACTAAAAATAAAATAATATGACATTTGAAAAATTTATACAAAAAAGACACCCAGACCCAGACTCTTTAATATTACAAGATAATTTTGGTGAAAATGGAAGTTTTAGAATTGGATATGAGTCAAATCAAATAGTAAAATTAGCAGAAGAGTTTGCGTTAATGAAAATAGTTGAATATCAGAAAAAGAAACTGATTGAAAAAGGATTAAATAGTGCTTAATTATATTTGGAGTTGTTTAACGTTTAATATTAAATACAAAATAAATTATGAAAAGTGTAATAGGATTTTTAAAGAGAAATGGATTTAAAAGAATGGAAAAAAATAGTTATGCAAATAACCTTTGTAATGTTGTAATAACTGAAAATAGTTACGAAGTTGCTAATAATGATGGTATTACTATTTTTAGCCATAACTTACATATATACTGGTTGATTGGAGTTTTAACATCACTTAAATATATACCAAAAGATTACGTAGATTAAATGTTTTACAACTACTATTAACAAACATTCAATAAATTGAACCGATATGACAACCACTGAAAACGCTGAGAAGTTAAGATGTTTTACTGCTAATAAATTTGAATCAGAAGAGCTAGACAATGATGGCTTAGTGCAACAAATTGAACTATGTGGAGGGTATTTAAATTTAATGACAATAGCTGATTATGCTAAAGTTCATAGTATGAGTTATAATGGTGTGAAAAATAATCGAAAAATAATTACAATATTTAATGTTAAATTTGTAATAGATAACGATTAAATTTGTATATTAGCAAAAACAAAAAATTATGAAAGCAATAATTAAAATATCTTTTTACGTTTTTAACGTGTCATTGACGATTATCTCAGTAGCTTATTTTTGGCTATTACTGAGTGAATTAAAACCAGAATCTTTAAATGTATTTTTGAAATTATCACTTGTACATTTTATTATTACAGCTTTTCTAATAGCTGGTATTGGATTAATATTAATATTTAATAAAATAAATAGAAATGAAAAATAAACTAAATATAGTCCTGATTATATCGATAGGTATTTTATTGTGGCTTTATTTCTCCAAAGAAGTAGTAGAAAAAGAAGTTATTAAAACAGTAATTAAATATGATACCATCATTAATACTATTGATAATACAAAACCTCAGAAAATAAAAAAGGTTTACATTAGAATTACAGATACTATTAAAGAAAGTGATACTATTACTAAAATAGTTTATAAGGATAAAGAGGTTAATAAATACACTTATAGGGACACGTTAAAAAATGGCGTACTAACAAGTACCATATTAGCTGATAACATTTATAAAAGAGATATTACTCTCCAAACGTTTAATAAAACAGAAACAACAACAATTACTAAAACCGTTTTTAAGAGTACTTTATATGTTGGCGGTATGATTACATCAGATTTAGATAAGAGTTTAAATAACGCATCTATAAACGTTTATTACACCCATAGAAACAAGTTTCTTATAACGGGTGGTTTAGGATATGGAATAAAAACAGATAAGCCAACTATTAATATTGGAGCAGCTATTAAATTTTAATCTATGATAAGTAAAATTGATTATCTATACAAGCATATTAGACAATGATAAGAAAACTCATTAAACCTATCTAATGATACGATTAGATACGACAATATACGTTAATGATACGATAATATTAACGCTACTATGATAGCTATTTATGGTTGATTATAGTGATTATAGCTACTCTGATAGCTGATAAACGGATATTTTACGATTAATTGTCACAATAATAGCATAAATTTGGGACAAAGTAAACCTAAAAGTTAACATTTTATGATACAAAGTAAACCCATAACTATACTTTTAAACGTATAAAAACAACAATTATTAATAAATTATATTTAAAAACGTATAAAACAATATGAGTAAAGACTTCAGACCTAGATTAAAAGGCAATGTAAAAAAAGCATACCTAAACATTATTAAAGAAGAAAACAGAGTATTAGTAATAGGAGATCTGCACGAGCCTTTTTGCTTAGATGGTTATCTTGAATTTTGTAAGAAAACTTACGCAAAATATAACTGTAATAAGGTGGTGTTTATTGGTGATGTAATTGATTCTCATTATTCAAGTTACCACGAAACAGATCCAGACGGAATGGGTGGGGGTGATGAATTAGATTTAGCAATTAAAAAAATAAGTAAATGGTATAAAGCGTTTCCTGATGCTGATGTAACAATTGGAAATCACGACCTTATTGTAATGCGTAAAGCACACACAGGAGGCATACCTAAAAAATGGATAAAGAGTTTTAATGAAGTTTTAGAAACTCCAGGATGGCGGTTTGTAGATGAAGTTATAATTGATTTAGTTTTATATTGTCACGGAATAGGCAGTAAGGCACATATAAAAGCACAAAAAAATATGCAATCAACAGTTTGTGGTCACCATCATATCGAAGCGTATGTGCATTGGTTTGTGGGTAGAATACAAAAGGTTTTCGGGTTACAAGTTGGAAGTGGTTTAGATATTAAAAGTTATGCAGCCGCTTATGGGAAATGGTTTCCAAAACCAGCTATTGGTTGTGCAGTTGTTATAAATGGTAAAACTGCAATAAATGAGTTAATGGATTTATAGTTTGTAATTAGTTTTGTTTTTCCCCTTGCGCATTGTGAGGGGTTTTATTCTATATTCGAATATGGAATAAAAAATAAATTAAAAAAAGTATTGATTATTAAAAATAAAGTATTACATTAGCAGAATAAAACATATAAATTATGAAAACAAAAGTAACAAAAGAAGATTTACAAAACAGACTTAATGAAGTCCAAAAAATGATTGATAACTTTAAAGAAGAAACTAAACTTGAAGTTGGTAAATGGTATAAAACAGAAAATGGAAGGATAACATTTCTTGAATCCTTTGAGTCTTGTAAAGGTTATGGTTTCAATCATAGTAATTGGCATAACACAGAAATCGGTTTTACATTTATCTCAGATCCTGAAGATTGGAATCCAGCCACCAACAAAGAAGTTGAAGACGCTTTGATTAAAGAAGCTAAAAAACGAGGGTTTAAAGATGGTATAACAGTTATAAGACCCAATGAATGGGGTGAAGTTAATAATAATGTTACTCTTAGTGGAAATGAGTTTAACTTTAATGGTAATTGGTTTGGGACATATAAAGGTCGTAGATTATTTAAAGACGGTGTTTGGGCAGAAATTATTGAAGATAAAAAACCTAAGATTTGTGGTTTTGAAATGGAATTTGTAGAAGATGGTCACGCTATTAAATTTGGTTGCAAAACTTTTACAACATCAAGAGTTAAAGCATTGTATAAAAATATGCAAGTATTAGGTGTTCATCATTTTTCTATTGAAGGGAATGGAATTAAAATAAATGAATTAAAAGAAGTTGTTGATTATTTGAATAAGTAGTGTTGTACTTTTACTTTGAACTGAACCCTATTCTTAATTGAGTAGGGTTTTATTCTATATTCGAATATGGGATATTATCGTTCAACAATACTTAAATCGAATTTATCAGGAAGTAAACTATAAAGCTTTTTAAGCGTCTTTTTACTATTTACTACATCTATATCATTATCTGAGTTTAAGTAGCTTAAATCATCACCTACTAGCACACATCCCTTAGTTTGATAGTTGTAATTTCCGTTATGAATTAAAATATAACTTCTATCAGGAACATCTAAGATATGAAAGTGATTTCCATACTTTTTAGATTTGCGTTTAATAACCGTATAATCACCGCAAGGTATGCAAGAAATAGAACGCTTGTTATCCTTCCAACTTAATTCTAAAGTCCTAAATTCATACTTGATAAAATTATCAGCGTCTGAAAGTAAAAAACCGTTACCGATAGTTTGCTTTGTATCTGTTGTAATATACCGAGCTATTAACATTTTCATTCTCTATCCTTTTTATCTTTTAATTGTAACTCAATATTATGCAATCCTTTCATAGTTTCGTTATGATTCATTTGGATTAATTCAACCATAATCCTAGTATCTTCTTTTATCTCTGTAATATCTTCTTTATTATTAAATATATCTTTATCTTGTCTTGAATCCCTTACTTCTAAATTCACACCCCAAATTAATAAGGGTATTATTATAATTGCGAGAAAAGATAATATGTGTCCGAATGTTACTTGTTTGTTCATTTAATTACTTTATTATAAATTATTACTAATATTACATAGATGGGGATTAATATTAAACTTCCAATTTGATTATAAAATATAAAATAAGATAATATATTAAATAATGATAAATAAAATAATGGTTTAAAAATTCCCTTTTTGAAATAAATAAGATAATAAGATAGTATTGAAAAATTAAATAGACTTGAAATATCAAATAAAATATTAGTTAAATATCTACTGTGATTATAAAATAAATAAACGTCATACTTATCGTTATTATCAAATATAATGGAGGGTATTGAGTCAATGGTAAACATTAATATAATACCTATATAATATTTCAAATCTGATTTTTTCACTATTTCTCTTCTTTATCTGTTGGTGGATGATCTCCTACAATAGCTTGTTTACTATGCGTTTTATCTGCATCTTTAGATAATGCGTCTGAAATCATACTACCTATAAAGTTAATTAAAACTAATCCAACAACCGTTCCTTCATTATTAATTTTACCTAAATACCACATTATTAATAGTGATAATCCTAATACGGCTTTTACTACTGCTATTGTTGTTGTTTTCCAACTTTTTAAAATGTTTGTCATAATTTATTGATTTGCTATTAAACTTGAATAAATAATATCAGCTATTTGTAAGTAGCCCTGTGTTTGAGGATGTACATAATCACTTGGTATTAATTCAGTTTGTGAGGCTCTTGGATTTACAGTAGTTACAACTTGACCATAATTATATTCTGAATCGTGACAAGTTGAAACTGGCACTAAATATAAATCTGAATAGCTTTCTAATAAGTCGTATAATTCAACTTGTAAGTTGAACACTTTTAAATCTTGATTTAATTTATAAACTCCACTTGTTCCAATTATACCCATCCCATCCTGATTACTATTAAATAATGTATGAACAATAAATATTTTTATTGTTGCTCCTCCTGTTGCTCTTATTTTATCAACAAAAGTTTTAATATTTCCAGCGTTTGTAGTTGGGTCAATCTCTAATCCATTTGTACCTAACCAAATAATTAAAACATCAGGATTAGGACTTGTATAATTATCTTTATAATATTGATAGTCCACATCGCCTAAAACGGGGTTAAAAAATGGATTTAAATCTTGTGTTCTCCCATCAATTCCACTAATTCCAGTAGCGTCAAAAGTATAACTATTATTGCCTAAATAGTAAGCTGCTGAAGCTCCACTACGACCTTCACCAGACAAACTTTGTCTTGTACCTACAAAAGTAATATCTCCACCGCTTAAACTCACAATTTCACCCGCCCAGGGTTTATTATTACTTAAACTATCACCAATCCCAGCTACCGTAAAAGGAGATGTAACTGTGTTTGCGACTACCTTAACAGTTGTAGTTTTAGTTGCTAATAAAATATTTTCGTTATTGTATATTTTTAAAGTTAATGTGTGATTACCTACATCGCCAGACTCACCTAAAAGATACCATTTTCTACCCATTGAATGACCTATACCAGACCAAACAAAGTGATAATTATCAATATTTCCAACCCATACAACTTGACTATTGTAAATTTCAACTTGTCTATCTACTGCAATACAGATTTCTTTAGGTAACCAAACACTTTCAAATACTTCTGCCTCTGTCACAATTTCACTTTGAAAAACAATAGCGTTAGTCATTTTATTATAAAAAGGTACTGTATATGGTTGGTAAACTCCTATTGTTTCACCTACAACAATATAGAAAATATCTGCTGTATCTGTTAAAACTGTACAATCAACATATTTAGCATTTACAGGTACATCAACAGTTCCGCTACCAGGACCAAAAGCCTGAACACCACTAATGTAAACACCTGATGAATTATAAAAAGCTATATTATGCAAAAAACTTAATGTTAATTTAGTGATATCTGACGGTAATTCTATTTTTCCTGTTGCATCATATAAAACATTTGCAACGTAATTACCATTTGCATAATTAACAAAAAATCCAGTTGTTATTGTTGCATTATCAAAATCAAATAAATTTAATAGATAATAATTTCTTTCAGCGAAATCAGTTTCATCACTTGTAACACCTTCATCAAATACTATTTTAGATTTTAAAGGCTCATTTTCATCTGTAACTATTGTTAATTTATAACTTTCAAAATCAGTTGTAGCAATTCCTTTTTCTAATTGAAAAGAATCTAATCCAGTATGGGCAATTGAAACAATAATAAATGAAGCGCCGACTGGAGGTGTAAAAGATGTTACACCTGAATTTGTACCGCCCGAAACAACATTTTTATCACTATCATAATAACATGTAAATCTCATTAACCAATTAGATATATAATCTTGCCCCTCAATTATTGGTATATAATCAGATGAATCATAAGTGGCATTTATACTTACACTTCCACTATTAGAAATGAATTGACCTATTGTAGCTGCATCTTTATCAAATAAATTTTTACCGACCACTAAATTAGATTTTAATTTTGTAACGTCATTTATTTTATCACCACTAACAGATAAAGTTTCACCTTCTGCAATATCTCCAGTAGGTATAGTGTCAACAGGAATTACAGTTTTAGTAAATACTGTTTGTGTTCCGCTTACATTTATATAATTTACACCTTCTGTTAAATCAATTACTAAACCACCAGCGTTTGTGTATGTTCCGCTTTCACCAGCGGTATAGAATCCGTCTTCAGTTGGTGTATCAGCTATTAATAAAACACCTCTCCATCCAGAAGTAAGAGCTATAATATTTTCTGTATTCTCATCGGTTTGGTCAGCGTTAATATTAATAGTTTCTTTTAGTTCGTTCATATCCGTATCCCACACTTGTATCTCGTGTGTTCCATACGGTTGAACGTGTGATTTATCATTGTAAGTTATTCTTAATGTTGCCATTTGCTTTATATATTTATTTTAAACTTTTATTATTCTACAATACCAACCTATGACCTTAATAGTGCAAGTGTTATTTGCTGAAGCCTTAAATATACCCCCGTTATTCAAAGTGTCCGTGTTACCCATATACATAGAGTTAAATCTTAATAATTGATATGTACCAGAAGATTTAAAATTTGATTCTGTTATAAACGGTATTGTATAAGGGAATGCACTTCCTAAAAACAATTCCACTGTTATATCTGTGTTTACAGAGGTTGTTACTAATTCAAGCGATAATCTAATATCAATCATATCACCTAGAACTAACTCACTCCAATCAAAAACTCCACCTGTTGCATCCCATACATCAGTCATACCCGTTGGCGCGTATGTTTTTAATGTTTGCGCCCCTAATTCATCATTTGGTAAATCTATAAACCCCGCACCTCCTGTAATAGTTATTGGTGTTGTCGCTGTTGCTAAATCCGAATAATCAAAGAATCCTACTTTGTCTTTATGTGGTGTTAAATCCGAAACATCAGCTTGTAAATCAATTATATCTAAAGTATTTGCATCTACTTCAACAGTTAAATCATCTAATTCGTCATCATTAGTATTTACAACATCTTTAATCTCATTCATATCCTCATCCCACACTTGGTTAATATGAGTTTCTTTTGGATTTACACCTACTTTTTCAGCGTATGTTATTTTATGTGCCATTATATCGTTACGTTTAAAGTGTAATTTAAATTCTCTTGCGTGTCTAATTGCGTAACAGGTTCACCATAACCTACTATCTCACAGCTAAAGTCTATAAAACTATCTACTTCAGCGTTATTGGATAAAGATTGGATATATCCCAATCCAAAATCACTAAAACCAGCCTGTTCACTGTTAGTTTTCCAGTTTATTTGTGTTTTATTTCGCTTTAATATTCTTAAATCATCATAGGTTAATATAGTACCGCCTTTATTACTTGTACTTATCAAACCACTAAACGATATATTAAAACTTTGGTTCGTTGGTATTGATGTTTTCCAACCCCCAGCGTTTTGTCTTGTCGTAGTATCTAACATATCAGCTTGTTCGCTAAATGAATTACTCGTAAGGCATCCAATAGGAAAATAGGTGTCTGTTACAAATATGTATAATAATTTAAAAGTTCCGTTCTTAAAATCGCTCATTATCCTATTATTGTTGGTTTAACTGTATTACCATAATCGAAAGTCTTTTCATAATCAATATCTGTTAATTCATTAGCATACATTTGTCTAAATTCAGCAGCTATAACATTTGCTTTTGTGTCGTAACGGTATTTTATAGGTTCAAATATTCCATCCACTCCGTCAATCGTAACCGTACTTAAATAATTGAAATAACCAAATACATCACCGCTAAAAACCCTTGCAGGTAGTTGTGACATTCTCATAGTTTCTTCACCCATTATTTGAAGTATAGGTTTACTTTCCACTACTCCTTTTCTGTTCCACGTTTCTGTTGGTGTAATTTCATCTGTTTTATAAATCGTACCTTCGTAAACATCTGAAGGGTTATCACCTGTTGCAACCTCTTTTATATCATCTACTTTTGAACTGGGTTTATCTTCTCTTTGTACTGTGTGAAATTCACCTTTTAAATTAGATGGTGATTCTGTTATATTAACAATCGAAAATAAACTCAAAAATATAGTAGCCGTTCCTGTTTCTACAAATGGTCTTTGCGCAAATACAATTATTATACCATCTTCAGGTACAGGATTAGAAGTTAAAAGTATTGAGGTTTCGTGAAAAGGAAACATACTATAATTTAAACCAACACCACCAGTAATTACCCACTCCCCATTTTCTTCTAATTGATAAGTATTTGTTGTGCCTTGTAATTGAACAGTGAAATCAGAATTACTAGAACCAATAACACTAAACATATTTGATATGTATTTTATTCTTATATCTAATTTTATATTCTCTACAACATCAATAGGGTCTGATGCTAATATATGTAATTGAGGTGCTGTGCTTGTTGTAGCAGTTAAAGTTGCACCTCTTTTACCAGCACCAGGTAAACTAACAAAAGATGGTTGTGCAATAGACCAATTGTCAATAACAATACCGTCTGTACTAAATAAATATCTATTATCTAATAAATCAGTTGATAAACCATACTTATAATTTATCCTATAAGCTCCTAAACTCGCTTTATTTCTTATTTGTTGGTTTCCTGAGCAGTGGTGTAATGTTGCACCTTTCCAATTTGAACCAATAAATATACTTGTTTCAATAACTTTTGTTGGTGTTATACTTGGAACACCTAAATATGTATAATTAAAGAATGTAGCCTCGCTGTTAGCATATAATTGATTAGGCTTGTAAATATACCACTCACCACCCAAAGACGTTAGAACAGCCGCATAAGGCTCTAGTATATCCCTTATAACTTCATCACAACTCATTATCGTTTCTCCGTCATCTTTAATATACCTTTCAGTATTTGCATAAACGTTGTCTAATACATCTAAAGAGTCTGATAAACCCGTATAATAAATATCTACATTTGTATTAATCTTTAATGCTAAACCCGTTCTAATTAATGCTAAACTTAATAATTCTAAATATGTTTTTCTTCCTGTTATTGGTAAACCTGTTGCATCCTCAATAAATGCTAAGTCTTTTAAGTACCCTAAACCATCTACACAGTCAAACGTAACTATCCAATTTGTATTAACCCAATTCTCAAAAAAGCCTTCAGGATTTAACCACCCTTGAAATAATATTACACCGTCCCTTTTATATTCACATTGGAAAGTCTTTTCTTCTTCACTCCATAAGTCATTAAACGTTAAATTTTGGTCCGCTTCTAATTCAACACTCAAACCTTGTCCTCTAATAGCTTCTAATGGGTTGTCAGTTTCAGAATAATCTAGCATCACTTTACCGTCTATCTGCTCAGAATCACCACTAAAATCATCATCATAAATATTAAATCTGTGTTCAATATCTACAACATCAAAGTATTTTATGAAATATCTTAAAGCCATATTAACTACTTGTAAATCCTAATGAGCCACCTAAAGCTCTGTTTCTATCTAATGTATTCTTCAAAACTCCTACTAATTTTGTTCCTGCAACTTCAAAAACAACAGTACCACCACTAAAACCACCACCTCCAGCTCCTTGTGTTGAACCACCTCTAAAACTTGAACCGCCACTTGCTCCTGAACTACTTAAACCACCACCCGCATCACTTGAACCGCTTGTAGCTAATGCACCTAAAGCACCACCCGCAATACTTAAAGCAGTACCAACAGCAATCGCAGCAATACCCGCAGCAATAGCAACAGGACCACCAACCGCAATAGCCGTGTCTAATGTTCCTTTTATAACTGCTAATGTTCCGTATTCAATAAGTAATCTACCCATATCGCTTAGGAAATTACTAATAGAGTTTAAAAGAGAATTACCAGCAGCAGCGAAAACATTTTCACCATTTGCCAATGCCTCACCTATTGAATTACCTAAGTCACTAAAAGTATTAGCTAATGAACCACCTATAACATTTTTAACATTATCGCTAAATTGTTTTAATCTCATTTCAGCAGCAGTTAAACCCTCTACAACCTTTTGAGGTACTACGGCAACGCTTTCACCTGTTTTTATTAATACATCTTTAAACTCACCACTAAAATCTTTCCCCGCTGTTAATAGTTTTTGAAACGCAAATATACCAGCTGTTGTGTTTTTTTCTAAGTCATCGCCACCACCTAAATTTTCCCCACCTGAAACTACCGTGTTATTTAATTTATTAGCTTTTATAATATCTAAAATTATAGACTCCTCTTCTTTTAACTTAGATATAGTCATATTATAACCTCCAATAGTAGCTATAACTAATGCTTTATTTTGAGCTAATTTTAATTTTTTAGTATCTTCTAAATCGTTAGAAATCTTTTGAATCTCTATCCTTTGTTTATCAGCAGCTCTAAGACCTTTAGCGTGTTTTAATTCAGCTTCAATTATTTTACTTGTAATATCACGTAATTTTTCTTGTGCTGCTCTTATTCTAGCAGACTCTAATAAAGCTGAGTTATATAAATCTACTGATTTTTTAGCTTCATCTGTGTTTATTTTCTCTAAAGTTAAATTACCTAAATATTTAGGAGATATTCTATTAATTTCATTTAAAGCATCTATTCTTATTCGTTTAGCAATACGCTCATCTCTAGCTACTGCTAATAATTCTGTTAATTTAGCCTTTTCTCCAGAAATAGATTTTGCAGCTTTATCAGTTATATCAGATAAAATACTTTGCGATTTTATAACTTCTTTAGTTTCCTTATTTAATAAAACAAATGCAGTTATTAAAATAGCCACACCCGCAGCAATAGCAGTTATTGGATTAGCTAACATAACCGCATTTAATGTGATAAATGACGCTTTTAAGAAGGCTAATGCAGTAACTAAACCAGGAACAACAGTTGTCATCAGAAAACCTAATGCGACTAACAAAGGTCCAACAATAGCAGTTAACCCAGCTATAACAATTATTGTTTTTTTAGTGCCTTTATCTAATTCTGAAAACCATTTAGTAATACTTTGTATTTTAGATATTAAAGATTTTGTAATCTCTCTTAAATCAAATGCTGTTGCTATTTCTTGCCCTAATTCTCCTAAAGCTAATTGTACGTTATCTTTTAATGTTGAAAATACACCCGCTAAAGTTTTAGATTGCTTTATCATTGCATTTTCAAAAATACCACCTTCTTTTGATAAACTTTTAAATGCTTTTTCAAAATCTTTAAATGATACTTTACCCGCACTAACAAGTTCTTTAATAGAACTCTCAGCAACACCCATTGTTTTGGCTAATGCAGGTCCTATTGGTACAGCTCTTTCTTGAAATTGCAATAATCGCTCACCCGTTAGTTTTCCCGCTGCTGCTACTTGCCCAAATACACGACCTAATTCACCTAATGGAGTGCCTGAACCCGCTGCAACATCACCTAATGCTTTTAAGTTTTCTTTAACCTCAATAGCCGTAAATCCAAAAGCTAATAACACTTTAGCTGTGTTTCCTATTCCTTCTAATTGGAAAGGTGTTTTAGCCGCAAAGTCCGTTAAGTCTTTTAGTAACTCTTTACCTTTTTCTGCCGATCCAGTCATTACAGATAAAGAAGTTTCTAAAGTTTCTAAATCTGCCGCTGCTTTCAATGCTACACCACCTAAAATAGCTAATGGCACAGTAAATGCCTTACTCATAGCCATTCCTGTGGATCTCATTTTTTTACCAATAACCTGAGATTTAGCAGAAAACTTTTCAAGACCTTTTGTAGCCTTTTTTAGATTCTTTTCTAAATCCGTAATTATCGCTTTTATCTCAACATTTAAAGTATTATCGTTAGCCATTTAATAACTCTTTTTTCTTTTTAAAATACTCGTCTTGTGCTTTCTTAATTGCTTCCTTCATTCGATCATCTGAAACACTCTTTTTATTTCCTATTTTCCAAAACTTATCTCTTGATTTTGGTAGTTTTTTAGGGTTATAATGCGACCCTATTAAACTATTCCAAGCAATCTCCCTAGTTAATACTTCCTCTCGTTCCTGCATCCTTCTATATGCAAAGCTTCTTATTTGGAACTCAGCCCAAGTCATATCATTTACATAATCGTAACTTGGACATCTGAGTTCTCCTAAAGCAAAAGAAATTACTTCACCGCCCCAATCTAACTTTTTTTCGGGGCTTTTATCTTTTTTGCAGTACCCTCTTCTTTTGG